GCTCAGAAGTCGCCGATCCGCGCGGAGTTTTCGAGACTTTGATGTCAATTCTGGCCGGAACCACGTCAATTCCGCAGAGAATTTTGACGGGGTCGGAGGCGGGCCAACTCGCGAGTGAACAGGACAGGGCGAACTGGGCGGAGTACATCGAGCGCCGTCGTCGCGTGTTCGGAGAGCCGTACATCCTTCTTCCGACGTTCCAATTCCTGGAAGACCGTAGCTACCTAGCAGAAGGCTCAACGGCCAAGGCCAAACTCGGTACGGACGAGTCGGCTTTCGAGTGGCCGGAAGCTTTCCACATGTCTCCCCTGGAGGACGCTAGGACTCTCGCGGAGAAAGCCAGAGCGATCGTGAACATGAGCCGTCGTGCCCAATTCGGCGATCCGATCGTATCCGACGAGGAATGCCGCACTATCCTCAGCTTGCCAGAGAAACCGAAGGCCGGCGACACAATGCCAGAGGCTCCAGCCCCAACAGGAGCCTTCGGAGCAAATCCAGGATCAGGGGCTGGTACTCAAAGACCGAGCCCAACAGAAGCACCAGGTGCAACGGCCCCGGCAGCACGCGAGGCACCAGATACACGAGGTGGCAACTGAGTCAGTAGTACACACGTATCCACTACCAGAAGGAGCAGGCGATGAACAAAGAGATTCTGAACGGTCAAGATGCAGCCGGGGCCAGCGTCATGCGTCGGGCGATGCTCGCCGATCTGCTGAACCCCAAGGGCCGCTTCGTAGTGAAGTGCTTCGGCAAGGATGGCAAGCTGAAGTGGGAAGACACGATCGACAACCTCGTCACCACGGTCGGGAAGAACGACATCCTGGACAAGTACCTCGATGGATCGGCCTACACCGAAACCATCGTGATGGGTCTCAAGGGAACCGGTTCGGCGGCCGCGGGTGACACACAAGCCTCGCACGCCGGCTGGAACGAAGTTGGTGGTACGAACGCTCCGGCGTACACGGGCAACCGCCCTGCTCCGACGTTCAGCGCGGCTGCAGCGGGCGTGAAAGCGACTTCCTCGGCCGTCAGCTTCGCCATCACCTCGGCGGGTACCGTCGCAGGCTGCTTCATCAACAACGGTGGTTCCGCGACCAAGGACAACACCACAGGCGTCCTGGTGTCGGCAGGTGACTTCACGGGTGGTTCGAAGACAGTCGACAACGGCGATACGCTCAACGTCACCTACTCGCTCGCGCTGTAATAGGCAAGGAGGCGAGGAAAGGAGAACCACATGAAAGTAACTGCTGCAGGGCGTACGAGCGCAATCCCGACCGCCGTACGCGGCCCAAGCGTCTACGGCATCAGCAACAAGGGTGGTAGGTTGCGCGAGGTCGGGGCATTCAACACGACCTCCTCAGCCTGCGTGGTCGGTCTTGCTCGTGCGAGCTCCGCAGGTACACAAGGTGCCGGGCTGACCGAAGTCAACTGGGATCACCTGCTCAACGCTGCCGCGCCACAACTCACGGCGTTCAACACGCACACGGCGGACGCGACGGTAGGCGGCACGATCCGGCAATCGACGCTTGGTGCGGCCATTGGCGCTGGCATCATCTGGACGTTCAGCGATGAAGGCCTCCTGATCCCGCCAGGTACGGCGAACGGCCTCGTACTGATCTGCCCAACCGGCACGGGCCAACACCTGGACTTCTACTTCGACTGGGAAGAATGAGAGGTTACGACTATGCGAAGGCACGTAGGTCTATTCGCAAGGCACTGGCTTTCGGTCCTGTGCATTTCCTTCACCGCAGCTCTCTGCTGCTACCAGTCTGCGACGCTGGCGCAGACGTCGCCACCGCCCGCACAGGCGTTGTCGCGAGCGTGGTACAACGACAAGGTGGAGGTGGAACTCCGACTGAAAGGGCCAGCTACAACCACCAACGCCTCCCCGACGATCCGAGTGGCAACGATCCGCTTTGCCAACGTCAATGCGCGGTACTTCGAGCACGTCTGGCCATGCTGGAATACAGCCAGTTCGTGTCCGCAGGTAACAGGAGTAACAGCCAGGATCTACCTGAAGCTGCCGTGGACGGGAAGAGTCAACGTAACACGCTACATCCTGTGTAACGGCACAGAGTGCTCGCTACCGAACTTCCCAGCGATCGCGGCTAAGCCCGGAGAGGTATATGCTCTGAGCTACGATCGCATAAAGGCTGTGTGGCGAGTAACACCGTACATCACGATCCCGGTACCAGCTAAATGAGCTGACCTCTGTGGCGCTCGAATTCGCGCACGGCGCTATTCAACTGACCACTGGTGCCATCGGCACCACGTTCACGGTCAGCGGTCTGTCCTTCCAGCCGAAGGCGCTGCGCTTCTACTGGATGGGCATCAACAGCGCCACGGACGCCGCGACTGGCGCGGTGAACCTGCGGCGCGGTGTCGGCTTTGCGGCGAGCACCAGCAGCCGCCGCGCGGTGTCCTCGTTCTCGCAGGACGCGTCGCTGACCTCCAACTGCGACACAGGCGCGTACAGCGATTGCGTGGTGGCGACCACGGCTGGCGCTGGCACGCGCGACGGGGCGATTGATCTCAACGCGATCAACTCGGACGGCTTCCAGTTGATCGTGGACGACGTGCTGCCAGCGGCGATGACGCTCTTTTGGGAGGCGTGGGGCGGCAGCGACATCAGCAATGTCACCATCGGCGACTTCGCCGAGCCTGCGGCGACCGGCACGCAGAGCTACAGCGCCACCGGCTTCGAGGCCAGTCCAGCCGCGCAGGATCAGGTGGTCATGCTCGCAGGCGTGCAGTCCACCGCTGCCATCGGCTCCGGACTCGCGGCGGACTCCGGCTTCTACGCTGGCTTCACCACCGGGTCTGGCCAGCAGTGCGTGGTGGCTGGAAACGCCGACGACGCCTCCGGCACGATGGACACCGACGGCTACGGCACTGACACGCGCTGCGTGGCGATGTGCGTGGTGGCAGGCGGCACGACGAACGGACGCGCGGCGTTCAGCGCGTGGGGCACCGATCAGTTCACGCTGAACTGGGAAGCGGTCCTCACCGCGAACCGCAAGTCGATCTACATGGCGATCAAAGGTGGACGCTGGCAGGCCGGAGGCTCGACCATTGATGGCTCTACCGCGAACGCCACTTCGACGGTGAGCGGCCTGCCGTTCACGCCAATCGGCGTCTCGATGATGGGACGGATCAGGGCGGAGCAAGGCACAGCCTTCGACACACAAGACATCATCAGCCTTGGCTCCGGTAGCTCGACCTCCTCGCGTCGTGCTATGGGCTGCATGGACGAGAACGCCACAGCGTCCAGCGCGTGCGAGATCAGCGAGGTGGTGGAGTACGACTCGGTGCTGGCATACCCGAGCACGTCGGATACGCTGCAGGGCACGCGCGACATCAACGCCATGAACAGTGATGGCTTCCAGTTGATCGTGGACACTGCTGGTGGCGTGTCGAGCGTGGAGTGGTATGGCTACCTCGCGTTCGGCAATGAGCCGCAGCAACTGCCGCCGCCGTCGCTCGTCATGCCGCCGATGCGGCCAGCTACCTTTGGAGCGCACTGATGCCAATCGAATTCTTCATCTGCCCGCAGGTAGGCACCGGCACCAAGGCCGATCCGATTCGCGGCAAGTACCAGCATGGCGTCGGCGTCGTGCGCGCCGGTCAACTGCGCTTCACGCGCGGCGCTGGCGCCGAATCTATCGTGATGATCGAGGCGGACCAGACCTACCTCGACAACGTGGCGGCGGACTCGGAATGCACGCGCATCGCGGATGAGTCGAACATGGACACGCCGCTCACCGCGCCGCAGGTGTCAAACATCCAGAACTTCCTCGAAGCGCGCGGTATCCCGGCGGACTGGCTGCAAGTCGGCGAGACGCGCAGGCAGGCGATCCGCGGTGTCGCGGGCATGTTCCTGTTCAGCCAGCGCATGACCGGCCACCTCGGCCAAGGCTGGAAGGCGCGGCTGGTGACGCACGGCGTGACGCTGGCGACGGAGTGGCAGGCGCTGCCAGCGCAGTTCCGCACCGAGCTGGTCGAGGTGTGGAACACGCTCGCGGTCATGCTCCACCTGTCGCAGATCGTAGAGGCGGACGTATCGCCGACGCTCACCATGCGGCAGGTGTTGAAGGCGATGGGCAACCGCTTGCAGAACGTACCGATCTTCATTGGCGGAGTGGAAATCTAGTGGCCTACGGTGACAACCGCAGGCAGGTCGCCTCCGCGCTGTTCAGCAACGCCTACGGCGTGGATCGCGTGCCGGTAGCGCGCTGCGGCTTCGGCGGTGGGATCAGCGGCGATTGGTCAAACGGAACGGATGATTGGGCCGCTTTCTCGGCCTCCGGTGGAACCGTAAGGCCAACCAACGCATTTGAAGATGCCCTGTTGGAATATACGGGCGTGACGTTGAGCGGCGCGCAATACTCCAAAGTGATTGTCGAAACGCACTCGGCGTCAGGAGGTCAGGCATACGCACAGATGGGGGTTGTCGTCAGGCATCAAGGCGGCACCGATACGCGGTGCTATGTTGGGTACGCTAGCACAGGCCCCGGGATGCCGTCAGGTGACGAATGGAGCATCCAAGAAACGACGGATGCACCTCTAAGCTGGTCGCAGCTGACAAATTCATTGGCAGCAGCAAATCTCGCTTCTGGAGATACTTTGACACTGGAGGCAGATGGCTCCGCGCTACGTCTAGGCTCGAATCGCAGTGGCTCAGATGTGCAAATTGTCTCGACCACTGATGTGACCTTGACCGCTGGCAACCCCGGCGTCCAAAACTACGAAGACCCGGACACCGGCACTGCTGTTTCTGAGGCCAACGCATGGGAAGGCGGCAACATCGGCTTCGGCAACTGGGAGAACGGCGGTGGTGTGTGGGGCGATCTGCAATACGCGAGCGGCGGCCACATCGAACCGACCACAGCCACTACGCTGTCCTCGGCGCGGCGCACGGCAGAATCCTACAGCGGTAATCAATACTCCAAGGTCACGATCCAGACGTTTAGTGGAGCAGCTTCAATCGGCGCGATCTGCAGGCTGCAAGCCGGTGCGGATGAACGCTGCTATCTCGGCGAGGCGGCGGGAAGCGAGGATAACTATGGCATCTATGAAATTGAGGCCGATGTAAACGCCAATCAGCTTGCTGCGACCACCGATCCCGGCGGCGAAATTCCGCTGACTACTGGCGAGACGGTAACGCTAGAAGTTGAGGGCTCCACGCTCCGTCTCGGTTGCAATTCGTCCGGCTCCGACGCGCAGAAGGTGACGACGACTGATGTGACGTTGACCGCTGGAGAGCCGGGAGTGTACCTCTACCATGATACGGCTATTGCCAATTCTCAGATCACTGCATGGGAAGCGGGCAACATCCTCACCGTCTTGCAGCCGCGCTCCTGCGCCACTGGCACGAAGCAGGTCGTGAGCGGCAGCTACGTGACCTCGGTCAACATGACCGGCATCACGATTGCCAACCAGCCGAACCGCGTGCTGTACGTCGCGTTCCTCACCGACGTGAACGTGGGCAGCTTCGCAGTGACGTGGAACGGTGATGCGCTGACGCAAGTCGGCAGCGACATCGTGAGCGGCAACGCGCGGCTCAAGATTTTCCGGCTCGTCAACCCCGACACCGGCAATAACACGCTCGCCTTCTCGTGGACGACGAGCGCGCCTTATGCGATCAACGTGGACTGTTTCTACAACGTGGATCAAACCACGCCGAACGGCACGCCGGTCACCGCGACAGGTTCCTCGACCGCGCCCGCCACCGGCAACGTCACGCGCGGCGACGACAGCATCGTGATCGGCTTCGGCGGCGCGGAGGACACGACCACCGCGCAGCAGGCGATGGTGCTGCCGAAGTCGCACTACGAACTGGCGAGCAATGACTTCATAGAGGAAGGCGAGATTCACCTCGCCTCCAGTTTCGCGGAGTTCGGCTCGCCAGTGCCATTCACGTTCAAGGCCGACATGAGCGGCGATTGGGTAGCCGCAGGACTGGAGATTCTGCCGGTGACGGCGGCGTGGCCTCCCGAGGGCAGCGGCGATGCGCCTGAGAAACTGCGCGTGGTGATGCCGCTGGCGAGGTTCCGGTGAGCCAGTACGTCCGCTATCCGATTCCTAGCTGGCGCGCCAAAGGCCGCGTCAAGATTGGCGGTCAGGTCATCGGTGGCCTCGCACCAGGAGGTGGTGGTGTACAGGCCGGGACAGTTGACGAGACCGCAACTGCAGTAGCAACGCAAGCCGTAACCACTCAGTTCGTAGCGGCTAGGGCAGAGACCAGCACCGCAGTAGCTACCCAGGCGGCTACGTGGATAACCTCAGCTGCCAGAGCTGAAACCGCAACTGCTGCTGAGACTCAATCCGCAACTGTAATAACTGCAGCGGCAAGAGCCGAGGCGGCCACAGCTACTGACGATCAGGACGCGCTGATTGTCCTCCCAGTTGAGCGCGATGAGACGCTTACGGCTGCGGAGACGCAGAGCGCCCAGGCCAACTTCGTCGCAACAAGAGCAGAGACACCGACTGTTGTTGCCACTCAGACGGCCATTGCGACGATGGGTGTGGCCAGAGCAGAATCTCTGGCCGCCGCAGAGACTGAGGCTGCTACCGCTAGCTTCGCGGCCTCAAGGCCCGAATCCGTTACAGCTGCCGAAACGGAGAGTGCCCAGGCTACGTTCGTCGCAGCGAGAGCCGAGACTCTTAGTGCCGCAGATCAGTCGGATGCCGAGCTTCTGGGCTCGTTCTCTGGAACGACGAACGAGTCCGTCACAGCAGAAGAGACCCAGAGCGCAACAGCCAGTCACCAGGTCGCGAGGGCAGAGTCGGCTACTGCCACGGCAACTCAAGCTGCCACTTGGACGACAGGCGCATCCCGGGCTGAGACCGCGACTCCCGTAGATTCCTCGGACAGCAGCATTTCGTTCGAGAAGTCCGTTGCCGAGTCTGTCTCTGCCACAGCAACACAGTCCGCTCTCTTCAATTACACCATTGAGACGGCTGAGACTGTCACAGCTGCGGATTCCTCTTCGGCTACTGTCGTCTACGCAGCCTCGAGGGCTGAATCCTCAGCAGTCACTGCGACTCAGAATGCTGGTCGGAATCTGGCACCTCGCGATGTTCAGGAGAGCGTCACAGCCAGTGACACCTCAGTAGTACTCACGACATTCGCTAGTACTACCCAAGAAGCAGCTACTGTCACGGCAACACAGACGGGCGTAGGGGTCTTCCCGAAGACCGTGAGCGAAGTTGTCTCAGCCATCGACTCGCAGAATGCCTTCGGAACCTTACTGCCATCTCCGCCGGCTAGCGGATACGACTCTGTTGGTGGGGATGCTTTCCGACGAGTATTCGGGGATGCCTTCCGCTCGATCAAAGGCCAGTCACGTCAACGAACCATTAGGAGCAAATGATGTTCTCCCCCAAGACCCCGCAGGAAGAGGACTCCTTCGAGTTCGACTTCACCGATCTTCTCGCCACTGGTGAGACCATCGTCTCGGCCGTCATCACTGCAGATGTGATCTACGGTACGGATCCCAACCCGAATAACATCATCGGTGGACTCCCGACTATTTCCACCCCGAAGGTGTTCATCAAGCTGATCGGCGGTGTAGCAGGCGCAATCTATTGCGTCCACTGTCTCGCGACATGTTCCTCGGGTCTGAAGAAGGAGCTGAAAGGTGACCTCAAGATCCTCGCCGAATGCTAAGCGGTAGGTCCAAGGCCTGCAGCTTGATTCCAGGGCCCATTAAGGGCGAGGGTGCAACAGACCATTAAATGACCACTAAATTCCCGGTGACACTTTTCTCAGAACCATTTATAATGGAGGTATGGGAAGTTCCGGTAGCAAGGAGGGCTGATGCCTGCTGACTTCGACAGGTGCGTTTCGGAAGGGGGCTCAGTCAGAACAGTGAGCGGGCCCAACAAGGAACACGGCCTCGGGGAAGGCGAGTACGTCCGGTACTGCTATCTCGGAGGCAAATCATACCGAGGTGAAGTGCGCAAGAAGAAGAAGGCCACGAACAGCGGAGCTGACGGAGTGTCACACCAGCAAGTCCGGATACAGATAGGGCAGGAAGGGAAGGTCGAGACCAGAAAGTGGAACGGTCGAGATCATCTCGTTGTGCCAGCGATCATGCTGGTCGAGGGGGTCCTCCACTCGAGCAACGCCGATCACCCAGCACTTGCGCTAGCCGAGGAATTCGGTATCTTCCCGCAAGGCTGGGACGGCAGACCAATCGTCTTTGGCCACCCCAACGAAGAAGGGGAGGCAATCTCAGCAAACAGCCCCGCGGTCTGGGAAGATCAGGTCATCGGTCACTTGTTTGGCTCCGGCATGAAAGGCAAGAAGAAGCTCCGGACATACATGTGGTTAGACAAGGCCAAGGCCCCGAAGAAGGAACTCGAGGCGTTGGAGAAGGGCGAGACGGTCGAGGTGTCAACCGGATTGTACGCCCTGGAAGAGAAGTCCGAAGGTCAGTTCGAAGGCAAGGACTACAAGTCGATCTGGCGCAACATTGTACCAGATCACCTCGCACTACTCCCCATAGGCTCTGTCGGCGCGTGCAGCGTAGCCGATGGCTGTGGGGCCCCCCGAGTCAACACAACCAATTCGACGAACGAGGCACCCATGGCGCAAGCTCAGCCGCAGCCGCAGCAGAACTGTGCAAAGTGCGAGGAGCAGATTCAGGCCAATACGCTGAAGGCGCTGAGGAGCTTCTTCGACAAGGGCGGTCTGCAGACCAACGAGCTCTCCGATTCCGACAAGCGTGCGGCTGTCGAGGCGGCGCTCAGCGAAGCGTATGACGGCAATGGCTGGTGCATGATCCTCGCCATGTTCTCCACGAACGTCGTGTACGCGCACATGGATCCGAAGACGTACAGCTGGGAAGTCATGCAAAGAACCTACTCGGTGGCGGAGGGCGGGGCTATTTCGCTCGGCTCCGATATCACTGAAGTCAGGGCCGAAACGAAGTACGTACCACTCGTCATCACAGTAGAGCAACCTACCACCAACGCAGAAGGAAATCCCATGAGCAAACCGAACGAAGCGGCCCCGAGTGGCGCGCAACCACAGGCCAACGCGCAAGTCCCCGCGCAACCAGCTGCGGCACCAGCCGCGACTCCGGCACCTGCGGCAGCACCAGTGCAAGCTCCGGCCGCGCAACCGGCAGCGGCCCCGCTCGCCGCGAATGCGGCGGAACCGAAGAAGGCCCAGTCCCTCGAAGAACTGATGGAAATGGCCGACACCGGCGTCAAGGCGCAGCTCCAGGCCATCATCAAGGCCAACACCGATCGCGCTGCGGCGCTGATCAAGAGCCTCGACGGCAAGATCGGGCTGGACGCCAACGAGCTGAAGAACTTCTCCCTGGAGCAACTCGAGAAGATGGCCACCAAGCTGAACGGCGGCCAGCCGATCGACTACAGCGGTGCCGCGGGTGGCGCAGTGCAGGCCAATGCGGCTGCCGAAGTCGAGGGCCAGGGTGGGTTGGACTTCACGCCAGCCCAACCGGTGTTCGCGCTCAACGAGCCGGCGCCGGCCAAGCAGAAAGCTGCGTAGCCCCAACGGGGCGTAGTCAAGTCGTCACATAGTCGACGCAAAGCACACGAACTAACCTCGAAAGGGTTCTACCATGCCAAGCAACACCATCTGGCTCAAGGGCGAAGGCCAAGTCAAAGAGGCCGCCGCCGGAGGCGCGATCACTCCGGGCCACCTGATCACCCGCAACACGTCCAACCAGTTCGTCGTCCACGCCGGGGCGGAGGCGAACGCCTATCCGATGTTCGCCCTCGAGAAGGACTTCGTCGGCAAGGATCTCTCGTCGGCATACGTCGCGACCGAGCGTGTCCAGGCGGTTGTCCCCCTGCCCGGCGCCGAGATCTACGCACTTCTGCCGGCGAGCGCGCTGGCGGTCGTCATCGGCGACGAGCTGGTGAGCAACGGCGACGGCACGCTGAAGAAGGTCACCACGGCGGCCGTCACGACCCTCAACCTGCGGCGCGTCGTAGCCCGCGCCCTGGAGGCAGTGGACAACTCCGCCGGTGGCACGCCGGTGCGCATCAAAGTCGAGACCGTCTAGGTCCCAGTTCAGTCCAACTCAGGAAAGGAAGCACTACATGAAACCGAACCAAGTCGAAGGACTGGTGCAGGGCGGCTCGTACGCACCGGGCTCCGTTGCCCATCGTCTGATGGCCAACGGGCTCAACATCAACGCCCTCCGCACCAACGATGTGCTCCGCAAGGAGGAGTGGTTGCTGTTCGACCGCACCGTGATCGAGATCGCCCGTCCGCGACTCGTGGCAGTCGGCGACCTGCTGACGCGTGGTCTGCGTATGCCGATCGCGAACGCGATGGGCACGACGATCGTCCAGCACGAGACGTCGAGCGACATGTCGGCGGCCGACATCAACATGACGGGTCTGGCAGAAGGCGAGCGCGACCGGGTGCTGTTCAGCCAGGTGAACACGCCCCTGCCGATCATCCACAAGGACTTCCAGTTGTCCTTGCGGAACCTCGAGTCGGGACGTCGGATGGGGCAACCTGTCGACACCACGATGGCCGCGATCGCCGCTCGCAAGGTGGCGGATGCAGCCGAGGGCATGGTGTTCAACGGCGCGAGCGTCGTGGCCGGCGGCGGTACGATCTACGGCTACAAGAACCACCCCTCCCGCAACACGGGGTCGACGACGACGGACTGGGATCTCGGCACCACGACCGGTGAAGTGATCCTGACCGACCTGACGGCGATGATCGCCAAGGCCGTGGCCGACAACATGTACGGCCCGTACGTCGTGTACGTCAGCAACGCGACGTACATCCGCCTGCTCGGCGACTTCAAGGCGGCCAGCGACAAGTCGATCATCCAGCGGCTGCTGGAAGTGCCGGAGATCGCAGCGATCCGGGCGACGAGCATGATCGCTACCGGCGCCGAGGTCATCCTGGTGCAGATGTCGACGGACGTCGTCGACTGGCTGGATGGTCTGCAACCCACGACCGTCATGTGGGAGTCGCACGGCGGCATGATGATCCACTTCAAGGTCATGATGATCGGCGCCCCACGCATCAAGGCCGACCAGTCGGGCCAGTCGGGGATCGTGCACTACACGTAATCCCTAAGTCGGGAGAGCGCGCGCAACAGCACCGGGAATGGTGGGAGCTAACCCCTCCCACCATTTATCTAGCACAGTCAACCGAAGGAGCTAGTCATGCCGAAGTACAGAGTCGTAGCGGGCAAGCACCATCAACGTCAGCCCGATGGGTCGGAGAAGACCTACAACCAAGGCGATACGCTCGAGATGTCGGTGAGCGAGGCTGCCGGCTACCTGAACAAGTTCGCGCCCGTCGTCGAAGACGCGCCCGAGCAGAAAGAAGAGGCCGTGGCGGAAGCACCCAAGGCCCCGGCGAAACCTGCCCCAGCCGCACCGAAAGCAGCTCCCAAGTAGGAGTGATCTGTGGCCAGAGTAGCACAAGCTGAAGTGTGTGCCATCGCTGGATTGCCAGAGGTAGCCTTTGCGGCTGCTCAGGCTGCAATCCCTGTGGCTGCTACTCTGGTCACGGAGAACCTCGCAGGAGAAGGTCTCTCCGAGGCCACGCTCAGAAGTATCGAGCTATACCTGGCAGCGCACTTCACTACCCTCGCGTGGGAGAAGGGGCCGTTAGCCGCCGTCCAAATCGGTGAGGCAACGGAGCGATACCACGACATCTACAAGGCGGGTTTCAGCTCAACCCGGTTCGGACAACAAGCCCTGCTGCTGGACACCACCGGTATCCTCTCGGATATGTCCGCGAATGCAGCGAGCCCAATGAGGCGTGCCGAGTTCACCGTGATCGGTACTCCCGACACGGATCCGCTGGAGTGACGCCGAGTGGGCATCCTCGTAGGTCGCCTCCCGCACAAGCTCACCTGGTGGAGGGTCACCGGTGGAGATGGCTTTGGTGGTGACACCTTTGCTGCTCCCGTGCTGATTGACGGTCGGTGGGAAGATCGTCAAGAGACCTTCTACGGAGCCTTAGACCGTCGAGAGCTGGTCAGCAAAGCCGTCGTCTTCGTGGATCGCGACATGGCCGTAGGCGACTATCTCCTGCAAGGCGATCAGGTTGGCCAGAGCTCTCCAGTTGCACTCCCGGGCGCGCTGAAGATCCAGCGCTACGACAAGATCCCTGACCTCCGCTCGCTCGACATAGTCAGAAGGGCGGTGCTCTGATGGCCACTCGCTTCAGGGCTGATTTCCGTCCCCGACTCCCAGGTCGTGTCAGGTCTGGCAGTCGATCGTACTTCCGTCGCAGCTCGCAGATGGCCGCTCGTGAAGCTATGGCCGACATCATCAGGTCGTACGAGGACATCATCAAGAGCCTCCACGACGTGACGCCCGAGGCCATTCGACGTGCGCTAGAACCGGTCTTCGACAAGAGCCAGGAGTACGTTCCTCAGCGTACGGGACTTCTGGCTAGCTCAGGGATCCTCGAAGTGGAAGGGTCTCGCGGCAACGTCGAGGGATCGATCACGTACGGGAACATGCAAGCTTGGTACGCGGCGATGATCCACGAGTATGTGTGGCTCAACCACAAGCCTCCGACTCGCGCCAAGTACCTCCAGTCAGCGCTAGAAGAGGAAATGGACAGCTTCCTCACGTCGCTGGCCGTCGACTACGCTATGGCTCTGGGGGCTTGATGAAAGATCCAGCCATCTGCGTCAAGGACATCATCGTTGGGGCTCCGCCTCTTGGCACGTTCGGAGCCACGACAGGATGGGGTGTGTACATCGGGGCTCTTCCTGCTCTCCCGGACACGGTGATCGTCGTGAACAGAACGGGAGGCCGTCCTCCGTACCCACATCTCCTGCTCAACGAGCCTTCGGTCCAAGTTACGGTGAGGGGCGCGAAGAACGGCTACGTGGATGCGGGCAACAAGATTCAGGCTATCGTCAACAGGCTTCTTGGCATGACGACACAGGTTCTCCAAGGAGACACTTACCGGTCTTGCAACCAGATAGGCGATGTTGCGTACCTGGGGCAAGATGACAACACTCGCCCGATCCTCGTGGCGAATTTCTGGTTCATAGTCGAACCCGCGGCGGAAGCCGGCGGCAACAGAGTCGCTATCACCTAGTAAAGGAAAGGACAAACCATGGCTGCAAAGCGCATCGAAATCTCCGCCGACGACGTCACGTACTACCTGCTTCCCGGCGGTCAAGGCGAAATCAGTCGCGACGGAGCGTCGCTCGACGACACCATCTTCGGGCAGACGTACAAGTCCGGCTTCACGGGTCCCATCACCTGGGGTCTGAACGCGAATGCCATCTACAAGGGCTTCCCCGGCTATGCCGCGAAGATCCTGAAGACCGGCACGTCAACGGCAATGACGGACGAGGCGATGACCCTCGTTTCGGGCAAGACGTACCGCATTACCGCAACGGCGAAGCGTGCAATCGATCGCGCGACAACGGTCGTAGTGGAGGACAACAACGTCGACCACACGGCTGATGTCGATCACATCAACTACCTGTTCGGCGAGGTGACCTTCAAAGCGGGCTACACGGTCACGGGTGCGGTCACAATCACGGGGAACTACTTCCCGATGACGACGGCGATCGCGAAGTACACCGGCTTCACGCTGAACATGACGGCCGAGGCGATCCGCACCTCCGACATGCCGGCGCTCCAGGCCAATGCCGGCTATCACCTGCATTCGCCGGGCCTCAAGACGGTGACGCTGGAGCTGCCGAACGTCTTCCTGGCAGCCGATGGCTGGGCGGAAGAAGTCGACGATCGGCAGGAGTGGATGATCGAGATCAACCCCGATGGCGCGGGGTTCAGCGGGTCGATCGGACGAGGCTTCTTCCAGCTCATGTCGCAGCGCCAGTCCGGCAACGTCGGAGCGCTGGAGGAGGAGACCCTCCGGTTCGAGCTGTACGTCCCGTACTACGCCGCACAGCCGACGCTGACCACCCCGTTCAGCTGGTACCACTCGACGTCGCCACTGTCGCCGATTCCGGTGGCCGTCAAGACGGCCTTGGATCGCTTCCTGGCGGACTTGCCTGTCTACGGCAAGTACCTGCACGACGGTGTCGCCGGCTGGAAGGGGCAAGGCGTCCTGACGAGCCTCTCGCTGACGGCGGGGATGGAGTCCGTCAACACGTTCGCCGTCAACATCCAAGGCAGCGGCGCACCGACCGTCGTGTAACGAGTTCAACCCTGGGGGCATGTGCTCCCAGGGATTTTCGCAAGCAAAGGAGTAGAGTATGAGCACAGTACGTGATGGGCTACGCAAGAAGATCCTGGACGAGAAGATCCGCAAGATCATCGTGGACCTCGACGATGGCGTCCAGGTGGAAGTCCGGCAGATGTCGATCGGGCAGATGCTCGATACGGTCAACGATCCCGACAACAAGAAGCGCATGGCGAACTACCTGATTTCGTGCTGCTTCGTGCCGGGCACCGACGACCCGATCTTCGAGGACTCGGATTTCGACGTGTTGATGGGTCTCCCTGCCGGCGGGTACTACCAGAAGCTGATGGACGCGATCAACGCGCAGCTCCTGCCGATGGAGCTCAAGGAAGCGGGAAAAGGCTCAAGCGGGACTCCTACCAGTTCCTAGTCCAGAGCGTCGGGTATCATCTGGGCAAGACTGAGTCGGAGGTGAGGGCGATGAGGGGCGACGAGTTCGCCCGCTGGGTCACCTACCTTAAGGAGCAGGTGTACAAGGACTCCAATGGCAGCCAGACGCACAATCGACCTGGGAACCGTCGGATTCGGACTCGTACCCGAAACTAAGGCGCTCGAGCAGTCCCTCACTGCCCTTCGCAAGTTCGGCAAAGAGGTAGAGCGTCTCGGACAGGTCGAGGACGAACTCGTCCAGAAGCAGTACCGCAAGTTCGCCAGCATCGAGCGTATCCT